TACGGTATCTACTGGCCTCTATTCTGAAGCTGGCGTACCTATGTCTAATGAGAACCTATCATGGTTTGGTGCTGCGCCTGTACCTACCTCTCCGTCTATGAATGTTGATTATGGTCCTGCATTGCAAGCTATTGATGTGGGTATACCACCTGCTGACTTAGGCGTAACAACGCAACCAACAACACCAAGTTACCCATCTGGTATTACTCCTACTGATTCTATTATACCTGTTGCTGATTTGGGTGGTAACGACAGTATAGCTGTACAAACTCAAGTAGATGACTTTTCGGATATGCCATCTTGGGATACGAGTGCTGTTTCTACCGCACCTCAAATGGCAGATACATCATCACCTATAGGTCGTGTTATGCAGGATTATCTATCTAGGATAGGTATAACTGATTCCCCGTATCAGGATGCCATAGATGCGACAGGTGATCCTGTGATGCAGGATTTGCTGAGCCATTTTGACTTATCAAATATTCCCGGCGGGAGGACAATAAATGCTGTAAGAGAGGTGTTTGAGGATAAGGACGAATCACTTGCTGACTATATACGAGATGTTCAGATAGATCAGTTTAAGCAGGATAATCCTAATGCTACTATTGATGATGTCGTAGCCGTAATCACAAGTGGTAATAAGAACAAAACCTTTCTAATGGAGAGTGATACTGATTTTGCGGAAAAGATAAGTAAGGCTAAGAAGTCTGATGAGATAATGATTGCCAAGGCAAGACAACAGAAAGCAGCAGCACAGGCTCAGAGAGATGCAGCTAGAGCAGAACAGCAAGCAGCAGCTGCAGCAGCAAGGGCTTCCAAGCAAATGGCTAATAGAAAAGCAGCCCAGCGAAAAGCAATGCTTGCAAGAAAAGCAAAAGCGAAGTCTAAACTTGCAGCACAAAAAGCAGCAGCAGCCCAAGCAAGAGCGCAAGCAGCAGCAGCAAGGCAAGCCCAAGCAGCAGCACAGGCGCAAGCACAATCTGAAGCTAATGCAGCAATAGAAAGAGTGGCTCAAGCTAGATCGCTTATGGGGAGTAGGGCGTACCAAGAAAGTGGTATGGGCGGTTTATCCGCAGCAGAACGAGATATAGTTGCAGCAGCCCAAGTTGATACATTTGCAGGAATAGGTGGCATGGGTATGGGCTTTATGGGTTCCAACGTTGGTCAGGAAGATGGTGGTGGTTATACTGGCGGTGACTTCAGTTCAGGGGCAGGTTGGGAATGACAATACTCCAAGATAAATTTATTGAACATTATGTATTGACTGGCAATGCCACAAAGTCAGCCATCCATGCGGGTTATTCAGAGAAGACAGCCAAAGTCAGAGGCTCACAACTAAAGGCACAGTTTAAAGATGAGATACGTCAAGCGACTCAGAAACTACTTGCGGATAAAGTACCTGCTGGTCTTAGGTGGCTTAGTGAACTGGCTGAATCGGCTGAGTCAGAGTCGGTTAGACTCGGCGCTGTCAAAGACCTCCTTGACAGGGCTGGACTCAAACCCATCGAAAGAATCGAAACAACAACCATAGAGTCAATGTCGAAAGAGGAAATAGAAAGGGAACTAGATGCCCTCCTCAAGCACTAGAGCAGTAGAACTCCTACGGGAGTTAAGGCAACGGGAGCGATTCAACAGGATAGATTCCTATGATCCCTACCCTTACCAACTGAAGTTTCACAAGACAGGCGCAGAAGCTAACCAGCGTCTGCTAATGGCTGCTAACCGTATAGGAAAATCCTACTGCGGTAGTATGGAGCTTTCTTATCACCTAACTGGGTTGTACCCAGAGTGGTGGAAAGGGCGGGTATACCACCAACCCATCATAGCATGGGCAGGTGGAGTCTCTAACGAAACCACTAGAGACATTGTACAATATGAGTTATTGGGTTCCCCTGATGATCCAGAGGCGTTTGGGTCAGGCACCGTTCCAAGAAATTATATAATAAAGACCGAACGGAAACCCGGTGTACCTAATGCTAAATCTGTTGCTCTTATAAAGCATGTCAGCGGTGGGAACTCTTCTTTATTCTTCAAAGCCTATGAGATGGGTGTAGAGAAATGGCAAGGACGCAGCGTAGACTGCATCTGGTTAGACGAAGAGCCAAGCCGAGACATCTACTCACAGGCTGTTACCCGTACTCTGGACCGTAGAGGCATGGTATATATGACCTTTACGCCCGAAGCAGGGATGACAGAGACAGTTGCGTCCTTTATGAACAACCTACAACCCGGTCAGGCGTTGGTAAATGCTACCTGGGATGACGCATCTGAGACAGTAATGTCGCAAGCAGGACAGAAAGGACATCTTAATGAGGATGTCATGCAGCAGATTCTGTCCAGTTATAGTCCTCACGAACGGGAAATGAGACGTTATGGCAGACCATCCATTGGTTCTGGCCTTATATTCCCCATTAACGAAGAGAAACTAATGATTGATCCTGTCCATATAGAGGATCATTGGCCTAGAATAGCAGCAATAGACTTCGGATGGGACCATCCTACGGCAGTTGTTTGGTGTGCTGTTGACCGTGACGAGGAAACCTTCTATGTTTACGACTGTTATAGAATGTCCAAGGCGTCGCCCACAGTTCACGCTCAAACTATACGGGGTAGACCTCATTTTATCCCCATTGCTTATCCCCATGATGGCAATAGACGAGACTCTATGGGCAATCCTGGTCTTGCTGACCAGTATCGTAACCTAGGGTGTAACTTAATGCTGGATCATTTCACTAATCCACCTGCATTAGGAGAGAACAAGGGTGGTAATAGTATAGAAGAAGGGCTTATGGCTATGATTCAGGACATGGAGAATGGCAAATTCAGGGTGTTTTCTACGCTCCCAGACTGGTTTGAGGAGTTTAGAATGTACCATAGAAAGGGCGGAAAAGTAGTCGCATTAAGGGATGATCTCATGTCTGCGACACGTTATGCCTTCCAATCACAGCGATTTGCCGTATCTGGTAATGACCCGACATGGACAAACGACATAAAGTACGGAAATTATGGCATCATCTAAAAAAATATCAGACGAAGAACTAATCCAGAGAGTCAATAACGAGATATCTGACGCTCTTGGGTACAACGATACCGTCAATGAGCAGCGTGAAACAGCGATGGAATACTATTATGGTATGCCATTGGGTAACGAGGTTGATGGCAGAAGCCAGTATGTGGATTCTTCAGTCATGGACACCATTGAATGGATCAAGCCTTCTCTGATGAGAGTGTTTGCCAGTGGCGACGAGATGGTTACGTTCGCGCCAACCGGACCTGAGGATGTTGAGGTTGCTGAACAGGCTACAGATTATGTCAACTATATCTTTACCAAGGATAACCCCGGCTGGGAGATTCTCTACACCTGGTTTACGGATGCTCTCCTACAGAAGAATGGTATTGTAAAATGCTGGTGGGATGAATACGAAGATCAGAATAGGGAAGAGTACAAAGGACTTGATGAACAGGAGTTTAATGTACTCCTGCTTAATCCAGATGTTGAAGTATCGGAACATACAGCCTACAGTGATGACTACGGTGCGAAGCATGATGTAGTTATTACAAGAAAGGCTTACATAGGTAAGGTAAGGATAGAGAATGTACCACCCGAAGAGTTCCTGATCTCCAGAGAAGCAAAGACAATAGGGGATGCGAGATTCACTTGCCATCGAGTATTGAAGACTTTATCTGAACTGAGGATAATGTATCCTGATGAAGACCTTGATCCCAAGGATTTAGGAAGTGGTGAAGATTCTTTTACCTATCAGAATGAACTTGCCCGATTCCAGTATGATGATTCCAGAGGATTACCATGGGGCGACAATACGACTGTATCTGAAGATGAAACCTTGTCTACCTACTGGCTGCACGAATCATTTATGAAGATTGATTACGATGGTGATGGTATTGCTGAACTCAGGAAGGTATGCTCAGTTGGTCAGAAGGTTCTGGCTAACGAAGAGATAGACAGTATTCCATTCGTAAGTATCACACCGATAAAGATTCCGCATAAGTTCTTTGGTCTATCAGTGGCTGATCTTGTTGTCGATATTCAAAAGATAAAGAGCGTTCTGATGCGAAATCTCATGGACAACATGTACAACCAGAACTTCGGTCGATATGCAGTCCTTGAAGGTCAGGCGAATCTTGACGACTTGCTTACACAGAGACCGGGTGGTATAGTAAGAGTCAAGTCACCCAATGCTATCATGCCTTTGGCAACCCCGCAGCTTGAACAATCATCGTTTTCCATGCTTGATTACCTTGACAAACTTAGAGAATCTCGCAGTGGCGTAAACAAGTTCAGCCAGGGTTTGAATGAGAATGCTTTAACTTCCCATACTACAGCTACTGCTGTTGCTGCAACAATGACAGCAGCACAGTCAAGGGTGGAGTTGATTGCAAGATGCTTTGCAGAGACTGGCGTAAAGGATTTAATGAGAAATATTTATGAACTCGTCTTGAAGAATCAGGATCACCAGCGGGTAGTAATGCTGAGAAACAAGTGGGTTCCTGTCCGTCCTGATATGTGGCGCGACAAAATGGATTGTACTGTTTCCGTAGGTATAGGAAATGGCAATAGAGATCAACAGCTTATGCACCTCACGACAATGCTACAGTTTGCCGGAGATGCCATGAGAGGTGGACTCAAAATAGTCAATGAGAAGAACATGTACAACATGGGAGCAGCCCTTGTTAAGAATATGGGTTTCCAGAATGTTGATGACTTCCTGACTAACCCGGAGAATATTCCAGACCAGCCTGATCCAAGAGAACAGATGGAACAGGCAGAACTACAACTGAAACAGAAAGAATTAGAGATTAAAGCTGCTGACATACAAGTAAAACAAATGAAAATCCAACAGGAAGCTGCCGAAGCACAGGTCGACGCGCAACTTAAAGTTGCAGAGTTAAAACTGGAAGCTGAACAAGGCAGAGGTGTAGCACTTGGATAAAGAGCAAAGAGAAGCAAGAGCAAAATCACTACTTTCTGACGAACTATTTAACGAAGCGTTTGATACGCTTGCAAAAGATATCATGGATGCCTGGGATCATACAGGAGTCCACGATACCGAGGCCAGAGAAAACCTCTGGTTATCCTTACGACTCCTTGAGCGGATACGCCTTCATCTAACCAGTATAGTAGAAACTGGAGAGATGGCGAAGAAACTTGAGGAATATCAACTATAGGAGAGAACTATGGCGGATACTCAAACGAATCCCCAATCTGTAACGCAAAACCCCGATCTTGATCCTGGCGGTGTAACCGCTGCTCAAGATGCAATCCTTGGATTACTGGACTCGAAAGAGAACCCTGACCAAGAGGAGCAACCGTCTGAAGAAACTGAAGACGTAGAGGCATCTGATGAAACAACTGAAGAAACTGAAGAAGTCGAAGAAACAGAATCTGAAGATGTTGCTGATGATGACTCTGAAGAATCCGAGGAAGAAGAAGTTGAAGATGAGGACGAAACGGAATCCACAGTCTATACTGTAAAGGTAAACGGACAAGATGTGGAAGTCTCCGAAGACGAACTCATAAAAGGCTACTCTCGCC